GATCTGGATATTACGCTAGATTAATGGCTGTCTACCGCGCATATTACGGTGATGCGTTATATGGGCAAGATACTTACGGTTTATCTGGCTCAATAACGGATGGTGCATCTATCATCATACCAGATGCCACCACGACTGTTAGCGCGGTTAGGGTTATTAGTTTTGCTGCGTCTGACACAGCATCTGCAAGCGTAACGGCTGGCGCAGAAGTCGTTAAGCTAGGCGCTGCTGCGATTGCACCAAGTGCAAGTGTAACATCTAACGCAACTCGTGTTCTTGGTGGCGCAGCTACTGTTACTCCATCAGTATCCACTACATCCGCAGCAGATAAGCTAAAAGATGGCGCAGTGGCGGCAACACTGCAAAACGCTGTTGTTATTGTTGCAGAAACCTATGCAGAAACAGATGGCTATCGTGATGGCTATGGTAAGCGCACTTACGGCACATTTGTTTACGGCGAAAACTACTCTGTTGAGGAAGCATCAGCTACAATTAGCTGCACCTCAAGCGTAAGTATTAGCTACCAACGTGTGCGTGAGAATAGCTTTGCAATCACGCCTAGCGCTACGTTTGTATCTAATGGGGTGATTGATGTTGTTGGTTCTGCTACAATAACCCCAACATTGTCAGTTGCGATAGACTATAAGCGCGTGCGTTTGATGTCTGCATCTGACAGCGTAACTTTGACAACGGACCTATCTGCAAGGTATAAGTGGCTAGATGCAGATGATCCTACAACGACTTGGACTGACGCTTCTGAGCCTACGACTTCGTGGACAGACGCAGATTACTTAGAGAGGGCCGCATAAATGGCGACTAACACAACAACATACAGCTTTCAAAAGCCTACCGTTGGCGGCGATGAGGACGCTTGGGGTGGCTATCTAAACTCTAACTGGGATAAGACGGATGATCTGTTTGACGGAACAATCCCTGTCACTGGTATTGACATTAACTCTGGTTCGATTGACGGAACAGCGATTGGCGCAAACTCTGCGTCAACTGGTGCGTTCACAACAATGTCGGTCAGTTCAACATTTACGCTAGGTGGCACAGCGGTTACATCAACGGCTGCGGAGCTAAACATCTTGGACGGTGTTACGTCAACAACCGCAGAGCTTAACTTGTTAGATGGCGTAACTGCAACCACAGCAGAGCTAAACTACCTAGACGTAACAACCCTTGGCACAACAGAAGCAAGCAAGGCAGTCACAGCAGACGCAAACGGCGTAATTACATTCGACAATGGTATTTCTGAGGAATACACAGCGGTTACATCATCATCGAATGCGACAACTGTGAACATGCGCGATGGCACAAACTTTAGCCACACGCTGACAGAAAACACTACGTTTACATTTAGTAACCCAGCGTCATCAGGCAAAACATCTAGCTTTACACTGAAACTGGTTCAGGATGCATCTGCGTCAGGCTACACAGTGACATGGCCTGCCGCCGTTGATTGGCCTAGCGCAACTGCACCAACATTAACAGCCACTGCATCCGCGGTAGATTACTTTGTGTTTATCACGCATGATGGCGGCACAACATGGTATGGGTTCACTGCTGGTCAAGCATTGGGGTAAACAATGGCTAATACTAAAAAACTTATCCAAGCTGCTGCGGGTGCTGCTGGTGGTGCTGGCCTGAATGTTGAGGATGTTTTTACAAACTGGCTCTATACTGGGGATGACAGCACTACAGGACAAACAATACAGAACGGCGTTGACTACACTGACGGGGAAGAAAGACTTGTTTGGATAAAAGCTAGAAATGACGCAAAGCAATCTGTTTTAGTCGATACTGTTCGTGGCGCTAATAAAAACTTATCTACAGCAAATAATACAGCAGAGGACACGGAAGATACGCTAAGTGCTTTTACGTCTAACGGATTTACGGTAAAGCACACAACAACTGGAGACTATGCGTATACTGTAAACAGAGGAACTAGTCCAAGCGGAGCAACAAATTACGCCTCTTGGACATTCCGCAAAGCCCCTAAGTTCTTTGATGTGGTGACTTATACTGGGGATGGCAGCACTCCTCGTGCAATCAGCCACAGTCTAGGTAGTGTTCCAGGAATGATTGTTATTAAAAAAACTAATAGCACAGGCGATTGGTCTACCCAACATAGATCATTAAGTTCTTGGTCACATGCTATGTCTTTAAACTCTGCTAACTCAGCTTTAGACCAAGGCTCTTCTAGGTATCCATCAGACCCAACTAGTACATCTTTTTATGTTGGAAATAGCTTTGTAGTAAATGGCAGTGGACAAACCTACGTCGCCTACCTATTCGCCCACAATGACGGTGACGGTGAGTTCGGCCCTACAGGGGATCAGGACATTATCAAGTGTGGGAGTTATACTGGTAGTGGTGCTGGTTCTTTACCTAATTTTGTTAATCTTGGGTTTGAGCCTCAATGGGTAATGATTAAAAACACAACTGATTCCAGCACATCTTGGGCAATGTTTGACAGCATGAGGGCGTTAAATTTGACAGGTGAAGCAAGGTTGCTTGCTGACAGTAGTGGTGCAGAATACAACGATTCTTCTTATAATTCTATAGCCCCAACACCTACAGGCTTTAATCTTACAAATGGTGAAACTTGGTATAACAAATCTGGTTCCACCTACATCTACATAGCCATACGCCGTGGCCCAATGGCGGTGCCTGAGAGTGCGACTGATGTGTTTGATATTGCGACTAGGGATGGAACAGAGCCGCACTTCAACTCCAACTTTGATACAGTAGATTTTGCCTTGTATCGCTCAAGCATCTCAGGCACAGGTGATTGGTATGCCGCAACAAGGCTAACAACTAATAAAATTCTGGTTACTAATTCTACTGCTGCTGAGATAGATGGTGGCACGGGATTTGTGATGGACTTTAGCGGTGGTTGGTACGGCAATTCCAGCGCAAATAGTTCGTCATATTCATGGATGTGGAAACGTGCGCCTAACTTTTTTGATGTCGTTTGCTGGAACAGTGAGACTGGATCTTCTAATAGACGTGTAACTCACAATCTTGGGGTTGCGCCAGAGATGGTTATCGTTAGGCGTAGGGACTCAGACTCACATTGGTATGTGTATCATAAAGATGTGGGGACAAATAACTATTTGCGCTTAAATACTTCAGCGGCACAAGGTGGATTTACAAATTGTTTCAACACCGCAACTGATACTGATTGGGGTTATAACGAACCTGGCTTTTTTAACTACGCCGACTTACCTATGCTTGGGTACTTTTTTGCATCATTAGATGGCATATCTAAGGTGGGGAGTTATACTGGTGATGGGACTACAGATGGTTCTAATGTGATAGACTGTGGCTTTAGCGCTGGTGCTAGATTTGTTTTGGTAAAGCGCACAGATGCGGCGGCAGATTGGGCGCTGTTTGATAGTGAGCGTGGTATCATTTCAGGAAATGATCCAAGGTTATTTTTGAGTGCAACTAATGCACAAACAACATCAACTGATTTTCTTGTGCCGAATAGTTCAGGCTTTGCATTTAAAGCTGGGTATAATGAAAGCGGTGCAAGCTACATCTTCTACGCAGTGAGTGCTTAACATGACCCGTTGTGAATATAAAAAAGCCTACACACAACATAAATCCAACGCCAAGCAGCGTGGCATAGAAATGCGCATGACGTTTGACGAATGGAAAGATGTTTGGGTGCAGTCTGGCTTATGGGATCAGCGTGGGCGTGGTACAGATAAATACTGTATGTGCCGACACAACGATGAAGGTCACTACGAAGTGGGTAATGTATTCATCGCAACCAACAGCAACAATCTGCACGATGGTAACATTGGAAAAGTGTTGTCTGATGAAACAAAGGCCAAGATTGCGGAAGCTAAGGTAGGCAAAGAACGTGTTGACATGCAGGGCGACAGAAACCCTATGCATCGCCCAGAGGCTAAAGCTAAAATCTCTGCGGCAGTTGGCGGTTCCAACAACTACAGAGCCAAGCGGATCATGTCGCCCTTTGGTGAATATGGATCAACAACAGAAGCCGCAAAGGATTTAGATATTCCAGCGGTTACAATTCAATGGCGTTGTCGGCATAATAAAGCTGGCTGGTCATACGCAATAGCATAATCAACTGACACAGGAGACTTTCAATCATGTCAGAATATCGCAATCGCACTACAGGCGAAGTTAAAACACAAGGGGCTTGGCGAGCAGCTAACCCCAACATGTCCTTACCCCGTGTATGGAAACAGGCAACCCTAGACGCACTTGACCTTGACCCTGTGCTACGCAGCCCCGCGGCTACGGTAGGCGCATATCAGGTGTCAGTGCGTGATGGTGTTGTTCAAGATGCTAACGGAAATTGGGTGGAAAACTACGTCGCCCGTGACATGTTTGCTGATGATCCAGAGTTAGGCACAAAGGCAGAGCAAGAGGCTGCGTATCAGGCTGGCTTAGATGCGACTGTCGCAGAAGGACATCGCGCCACACGTAATCAGCTTTTGGCTGACAGCGACTGGACGCAGATGAACGACAGCCCCCTGTCCAACGAAGCCAAGACGGCTTGGGCAACATATCGCCAAGAGTTGCGCGATTTGTCAGACTTAGCAGCATGGCCAAATCTCGCGGACGACGACTGGCCGGTTTCACCATAAATTTACAACCACCAGACACTAAAGCATTGGACGGCTATTGCGCCGTCCTTTTGCGTTCCAGCCCTTATATGGTAATGTTTAATCACATCTATTAACGCGAGGCATGCATGTCTTTAATTGACCTCAACATCCCGCCGGGCGTCTTTCGAAATGGCACTGACTTGCAGGGGCAAGGACGCTGGCGAGACGCCAATCTCGTGCGCTGGCACGACGGGTTGATGCGACCAGTTGGCGGGTGGCGGACGAGATCTCAAACGGCCGGAGCAAGTAAGTTGCGCGGCATGATATCCTGGACCGACAACAACGCCAATCGATACATGGCCGCTGGCTCTTACAACAAGCTTTACGCGTACAACTCCAGCGGAACGCAGTATGACATAACACCGTCTGGCATTTCCGCCGGGCGAGAGGACGCGTCCGCGTTTACGGCTTTCGGCTCCGGGCTCTACGGAAATTATGCCTACGGCATACAACGACCAGACACTACAAACATACTGCCGGCAACTGTTTGGCACTTGCAAGCGTGGGGCGAATACTTACTGGCATGCAACGCAGGCGACGGCAAGATTTACGAGTGGCAGCTCAACACTGGAGCGGCCGCGGCGCAAGTCTCCAACGCCCCGGTAAACAACCAGGCAATCGTCGTAACGGAGGAGCGCTTCCTGTTTGCGCTTGGCGCCGGCGGAAACCCGAGGCTCGTGCAGTGGAGTGACAGGGAAGACAAC